AGAGGACCTAAATTTTTAACGTATTTTTCTGTTAAAAATTTCAAACTCTTTTGATAGTTCTCTTGTTTAAATTGTTCAGAAACTTGTTGGGTTATATTGTTTTTATATTTTTCAATTATGTTATCTATGTTATTCAAATTACGAAACCAGTTCAAGTCAAATAAAAAACTATCATTACCAATCGACTCAAAATTTTCAATTGGTGTTGTTGGGTAACACTTTTGAATAAAATCAGTTAATTCATCATCGAAAAGTTGAATTACATCAAAATCAATTTCTTTTATTTTATACAACTGATTTATTTGTGTTGGTTGAAGACCATTTGGTGTGTTAATTTGCCATTTACCATCACCTAATTTATAACCGAAAGGTTCATTTATGGAACTTAAATTTATTCCTTCTCTTTTAGCTAAACTTGTTATTCTATTTCCCAAATTTGAACATATGTACAAATGATGACCTTTGTTTTTAAGTGACTTCACAAATTCGAAAATGAATTTTTCTTTATTTGATTCCCCATTAAAATTAGTGGTTGAAATTAATATTTTTAATTTCTCGTTGGGGTGTATTTTTCTATTTAAGAATACAGGTAAATTATCTTCATATTTTGATGTGAATTTAATTCTGTTTTCCTCCCATTTAGAATTAGTCATCCCAATCGACTTATGATTAATTCTAATCTCTGTTGTTACACCTATTTTAACACCCGACAAGTAGTTATCAAAACAAAAAGATACATCATAAAAATGAAATCCTTGAAACTCTTCATTGAATGTTTTTTTTATTCTATTTTTGTCAATAGCAAAAAACAATCCATCAACAACAACAACTTCCTCTAAATTACTCCCCAAATCTTGTGAATATGATGATAACCAAGTTTTACCATTATGTGTATGTGCTACTTTTCCATACATTTTTTTCATATCTTCCCACCATCTACCCGATGTGGACAAAAACTTTGTACCCGCAACACCAACTACTCCATAATCTAAATTTCTATCAAAAATTTTGAGTAGTTTGTTACCCCATTGATTAGTTTCAATAGTCAAATCATCATGACAGAAAACAACTATACTATTTGAGGCTTGTGATAAACCTCTATTATATGCCGAGGTTAGAGATTCACCATTATTAACGATTTCAATAACTTCCAACTTGTTATGTAAACCAGAAGTTTTAATTAAATGTTTTTTATGTTCTTCATTTGAAGTTCTTGTACAATATATTATAGTAATCATATTCCTGTTGAGCCAAATCCGTTATCACCTCTGTCTTTTTGACCTAAATCTTTCTTTAGTTCCAAATCAACATATTTTCCGTTTATTACTGGACATAAAACTGCTTGTGCAATTTTCATTCCTTTTTTTATTGTTACTTGGTCTGAATTCGTATTAAATATTATAACTTTTACTTCACCCAAATAACCGCAATTATGTATCAAATGACTATTACAAAAGAAGTTATGATTATTACTTACTGTTATATCATAAGTTTGTTTTTTTTCTGATGTTATTTTTTTAATCTTCGTTGTTTTCATATATAAAATTTTTTAGTTCTTCAACTGAGTAAAACAATTTATAGTTTGGGTATTCTTTTAATGCAAATTGTTGTTTTACTAATACTTCCTCAGTTTCCCACCCCTTTAGTTCAATTAAAAAGATTTTACCATTGGCTAATTCAATGTAAAAATCAGGAACATAGTTTCTGTGTAGTCCATTATAAAAATATCTTATTCGAATACCATGTTTGTTCGTCCATCTTTTTATAAAATTAACTGAGTCAAAAAAAATCATAGTTTCCAATTCATATGAGGATGAATATAAAAAGGTTTCATTTTCCTTTGATTCATATTTTCCTGTTTTATATTTGTTACTTGTATTACTTAATTTACCTGTACTATATAATTCAGAAATAATTTTTGACATATTTTCCCTAAACTCTTTTCCTTTTTCACATCTACCATCACCCAACACTTTTACGATTGATTTGATTGTTTTTTGTCTATACTCCTCATTTTCCCATCTTTCTTTTGATGTTTTTGATATTTTTTTTATTCTATCTTCAGATTTGACCCACTCTTTAAATTTTTCACTTTTATGCCAATTGGTAAAACCTGAATAGATTTCGGGTGTTTCTTTATGTCTCTTTTTTATAATATTAGACATTTTATTTTTGAATTCAGATTTATTATGGGATACTTGTCTAGATTTTGTCATTTTTTGTTTATATTCAGTATCACTCCATTTAGTTTTTTGTTTCTCTGAAAATATTGTTGCATATTCTTTTGATTTAACTAAATTACCTGGATATAACTCTTTGTATTCTTTTGAGGTTAATTTATGTTCAAATTTTAAATGTTCAACAATTGAATATTGTTTTTCAATCCCACAAATTTTACATTTTACTGACATACTTATTATCTTTATTGATAAATAGTATCTTGGTTAAAAAAATACAATTATCTCATCATTTTCTTGTAAATCTTTGGCCAAAACAATCCCTTTATTTGTATAAATTTCTGAATTGGGGGTTACCTCAAGTACACCTTCTTCAGTCTCAATTTTCAATATATCTTGTACATTAGTGTCAAAAATTTTAAGAACAATATCTTTTTCAATTTCTAAACTTTTTTCATTGAATGAAAATACTATATCATTTATTTTTAAATCCTTAATATGTTTTTCACCATTTATAGTTAAAATTTTCATATCTTCAGAAAAACAATCCACAGTTCCTGGTGAATTTAATACAAATAAACCCTGATTTATTGCTAAACCACTTTTTGACCTTACTTGTATTTCATAACCATCTTTGATGTCAAAGGCCAATCCTGTTGGTATTAAAGCTCTACCTAATGGGTTTACAACAATTTCTTCTGTTGAGTACAAGTCAAAGCCTGAGTCACTTATATAATTGTAACTAGGGTCAATAGCATCGGGATTAAGTTTAGTGTAACCAAGTATTTGTTTGGGGACATAATTCAACATTTCTTGTTCTAGTTGTTTAATGTCAACTCCATAAGTTTCATAGATAATATTGTAATCTATTTCATCTTCCTTTCCTTTTAAATAATTTTGTAAATCATCGACTTGTTTAAACAAATCTTTCATATTTCCTTGCATTATCTGAGTTCTTTTAACTTTTTAATTATTTGAATTAAGACATCAACATCTTTTTCACAATATTCACTAATACCCTTGATGTTTTGTTTTTCCCAATATTCTGAGTGAACTTTATCACCTTTTACCTCACCATCCTTTGGAGTTGGTATATCCATAGTAGAACATAATAAATCGAGTGACCCAATTGAAGAATATGCCCCATATTGCCAAATTTCTTTGGTATCAATTGCTTTGATTTCCCAAGGTTTTGTATCATATGATGGAAGAAGTGCCGGAGGCATCAATCCATTAATAATCATACGTTTTGCCAACATTGGGATATCAAAGTTTTTCAAATTATGTCCACACAACCAAAAATCTAACTTTGCACATTTGTTTAATAAACCTTGAACATCTTTCAACAATTGATGTTCATTATCATTTGAAAATGTTTGTTTTCTAACAGACCCATCATCTAAAACAAATGCAAAACTAACACAAATAATTTTTGCAAATTCAGGAACTAAACCAGCTCTACTTGAAAATACAATATTTTTTTGGTCTTCTTTAATTTCGTTATCTTCAGGAAACCTTTTCAAGAACCAATCAAAATATTTGTCAAATTGGTCAGCCACAGATGGGTTTAAATTAGAACACACATCATAGTTGGGACAACCCCCAACTGTTTCAATGTCCATAAATAAAATCTTAGTAATTGGTTGTTTGATTAACATATATTTTTATTTAATTAGTGATTTGTACCATTGAGCTCTATCTCTTGTAACATTTCTTAAATCATATTTGTCTTTGACTGACTCATATAATCTCTCACCCAAATCTACGATTAAATTCGGATTATTTACAAGAAATTTAATATTTTTTGCCCAATCACTATGATTTCTTTCTTCCTTAACTAACAAAGCATTTCCATCAGTAAAATTACCAAAACTTAAAGCGTGTTTGAGGTCAATTGTATAAGGTCCTACTTCAGATGCAATTAATGCTTTTTTATAAAAACCAGCCTCAATAACTTTCAGTTGAGATTTTACTCTATTGAATATATGGTTTTTGATTGGTGCCATTGATATATCAAACTTTGAATAGTTAGTTGCATAAGTATTGATTGGTTTAGTCCAAACTCGTCTATATGGTAAATCACTTATATTTGGGTATTCTTCTTCTTTAAACTGAAGTAAAAATTGTTTGTAGTTATCATCAATTGTACCATATTTATTCGTGAAAATTTCTTCATATCTCGCCCAAACTGTTTCGTCAGGGTTGATTGGTCTTTGTTTCTTTTCACCTGTTTGTTGGTTTATTTCAGTAATTGTACCTCTTGTATCAAAACCACACAACACATATTGTACCTTATCCTTCAAAGATATATTCTTTGAGACAAATCCCTCTAACAATTTCAAGTCATGTAAGTGAGATGAACCACCTAACCAACCAATTCTTATTCTATCTGATTTCTCAGTAGGTTGTTTAAATTGACTTTCAGTTGGGTCGATTGCATTTGGGAAAATGACAACATTTCTATTTAATTTTTTGATTTCATCAGCAAAGATATTTGTAGTTGTAGTAACATAACTTGCAACTTTTAAATTTGCCATAATTTTCTCATGGATTTTGTCTTGTACAATCAATGTATGAATTGGGTGCTCCTTTCCTGGTAACCAATAATCATCCAAATCTACAATAACAACAATACCTATTGATTTCAAAAAATTAATAATACTTGGTGTATGTTCGTAACTATTACCAATATTCCTATGTATATGAACAATTTGATATTGTTTCCAATAATTTACATCATTAATTCTAGGTTGATAATCAATATCCACGTGGAAGTCATCTGGATACATATTTTGTAACATTACATGGGGGTCTACACTTCTGAATTTTCCAACTCCGGTCGTGTCTGAGGGGGTTACTAGAACTCTAATTTTTGACATATTTTTTAATAATTTTGTTTAATTTTTTATCATCTGAGAATTCACGTTCCCAGATAACTTCTAAATTATAACCCATTTTTTTCAAATAATCAATTCTTAGTTTATCCTCGTCCCATATTTCTTTTGCTGTCTTTTTTTTGTGCGGGTGAAAATAATCAGATTTATATTTTTTGGGATTACAATGCCAATAATCACCATAAAATTCAATAATTAAATTGTATTTTTCAATAAAAATATCACATATAAATCTATCAATAGACACAGTTCCTTTAGCATCTATTCCCCTATTTTTAATTTCACTCAACAATTTTTTTTCCAATTTAGACACACAACTTTGTTTTGGTGGATTTTCAGATATTTTTTTGGAAATTAAATCGAGTGTTTGTTTACTATGTTTTTTCCCATAAAAAGGATTTCCTTTACCTCTCTGTAATAATAAACTACAAGATTTACAATTACTACTTTTTTTTATTGAGTTGTAATAATTACGACACAATACGGATTTATTTTTCGAGGTTTTTTGGAATTCGTTTTTACACATCTTACACGTCCATGATAATGTAAATTTGTCACCAACTTCTTTTATTTTTAAACATTTACATCTATCTTTATACCTCGTTAGTTTGTGTTTTTTTATTACAGCTAATATCGTAGGTTTAGATAACCCCACTTTACGTGAAATCATTACAGAACCCAACCCTTTTTTATATTCCTCTATTATAAATTTTTCAGTTTCAATGTCCATAATCAATATATTTTATATTATATAAATATAAACGTTATGTCAAAAGGAAAGTATTACCCTCTAAAAAAACGAAACCCCACAACTTGAATTTCTTCAGGGGATGTGGGGAATAAGAATTATGAAAAAAATAAATTATTTAACTTTTTTAATACGTGTTACTTTTCCTTCGAAAATGTGACTTCCAACTTTAAATTGGAACATATCATTTGTTTTATTTGTACTTTCAACTAACAGACCATTTTCACCTAACACTTCTTCGATAGTTTCTCTAATTAAATCTTTTAGAACATTTTTATCCAAGTTGGATGTTACATTCTGTGATTTCGTTTCTTGTACAACTTTTTTTGGTTGGTATGGATTAACATTATTAGCAATGTCATTGTTCATTAATCTTGCTGCTTTTTCAACCAATTCATTACTTAAAACTGAACCCCCACCACCCATATTGTTTGGTTGATTGATTGGATGTTCAATCATTAATCTTTTAATTTCATCAGGTAATTTAGATGATAGAATTCTATCCTTTGTATTTGTGTGTTGTGGTATTTGTTGTTTAGATTCATTAACACCCATAAATTCCTGAGGTATGTTGAATTTAGCTTGTGGTACGTCAAATTCTCTTACATTAGTATCAAAATTCATATTACCCCCACCATTTGTATTTCTAGGGGTCTGATTATGACGTTCCATAATCTTTTTAGATATAGCTAATTTGTTCATTAAATCATTTTCGTTCATATAATATTTTTAATCAAATTTGGCATTTATTATAACTCTATTCATAGATTTGTCTCCACTTGGATTATAGTTGGGTCTAGGAGTTTCAAAATTATTTCCTGTTGGTGTTAATGACATAATCCTATCCAATCTAAAAAGTCGCCAACTTGGTAGTGGTTTTTCTCCTTTGAATCCTCTATGGGAAGCTCCCTCCAAATCCCAAGCTCTAAGAACTGGATTACCTTTTTTTGAATAACCAAAACATACGGGTTCGATTTCTCTTAAACCACGTCCACCTGGTTCTTCTCCATCATAATAAATAATAACTCTATTTTTATTTCTAATTGAGTTAATTACGGATTCGATAGAAGCTACTTCTAAAATAAGATTTTTGGTTATGTTGTAAAGTTTCATTACGCTGGTGGAGTTGTATAAGGTTTGTTTACTTGATACTCGTTCACTTTGATTTCATTTTTTCTTTCAACAATGTCAGTACGAGTTCCAATGTTTTGATTATAAACATCTAAGAAATTACCAGTACCTCTACCTTTTTCGTCACCATCAGATAAAGCATTTGGATTAACTGAAGAATATTGATTATTCGTTGCATAATCATTTTTGGGAAAAAGTTTTTTTCTTTCAGCTTCAGCGATTCTTGACAACTCATTATCAGGTTGTGCAAAACTTAAAGGTTCTACTTGAGCCATATTAAATTAATTTTTTTATTAAATCATTTATCCTTTTAAGGTCTTCAGTTACTTGTAAATTATATTTTTCCAAGGTATTTGAATGACTTTTACTTGGTCTATTAGTTGTTGTGAGATTATTTTTTTGATGTGGTTGTATGTATTGATTTGGTAAAACAACTGATTTTATTTCTTTTCCTAATGAAATATCATCTCTCATCGATTTCAACATATTATTTACCCAACCTTTAACATAGTGACCACCATTTAAAATAAAAGGTAAATCATTCTGATGTCCGTTAAAATTATCAAAGAAGTTCTTCATTCTTTTGAGTTGTTGATATGTTACAAATCCGGTATCTCTGAGT